GAAGCTAATATAGTAAGTAGAGGAAAGACAAAATGACAACAGTAATACTATTACATGGGTACTACGATGAAGAACACCTGAAAGAAGTTGTATCTGAAATGCAGACGATGGGAACTCCCGTAATAAGAGGGTTTTACTGTGAATGTTTTGGGGCTTTTTTAGCCCTTGAAGGTTGCCACAGAATCAGAGCCGCTAAGCAACTTGGATTAGTCCCAGTGTTTGAAGAGGTTGAGTTTAAGGATATCACAGAAGTTGTAAATGATGTGTGCGATGGGATTTTAGTGGATGATGACACCTTTGAATCAGTCATAAGCACCGCGTCTACGTCAGCTAACCGCGGCGGAATGATTGTGTTTGAAGATGAGTAACCCACCTTAACTTTTCCCGGAATGCTCCCGGTCATGCGTGACAGGAGCACGGAGAAAACAATGAAAACACAGAAACCCATTATAGACGCGGACACCGAACAGGCAACCCGAAACGAGACGCGAGTAAGAGCACAACCGGAGATTATTATCGCGGAGGAAATAGACGAATGAAGTTAGGAGATCTTAAAACAACAGATATTGAGCAGAGACTCAATATAACTCTGTCTGACACAGATAGAGAAAAACTTGAAGGTATGAGGCAGAGTAAATCAAATGATATTATCCCGGGAAAATGGCATTGTTTCGATATGCCATTCCAAATTTTGTGCGGTGATAAAAATACTGCCGGCGTGGTCTATGATATCCTCGTACCATACAAAGCTCTGATGAAGAGTAATATACAAATCGGGTGGGTATAATGATAGAACTTGAGGAAAACCCCTATGAACGAGTCTACAAAATAGACTCACAGCTCACCCAGCTCAACGAACAGCTTAAGACCATTACAGCACAGATCGGGGCACTGGAACTTAAAAAAGAGGCGTGTATCAAGTCGGCAAACGGAGCGAAGGCAATCGGGGAATACCGGTTACAAGTCAACCGCAAGACGCGGGAAATGCGGAAAGTTGTCATTGACCGTATCATTGACCTGAACCCTGACCTAATCTTTACCGGTGGGAAGTTTGTTTACAAATCGGTTGATATCCCAGACATCGACAAAGACCGGTATAAACAGGACGCCCTTACTCATTACGAGGTTGGATTAACAGAACTGGATGTAATGACCGGCGGTAAGTCCAACTCCCTCCCATACGTTGACATAGACGTAAAAGAAACGGTTACATACTCGGTGGAAAAAATAGAGGATTAAATCTCATTTTTTTTATATCGCAGTCACGGTCATATATACATCAGTCCAGTTTATCTGATTATATTCCGCGCTCGTGCGGGCAATAGTTATCTTAACTGTAGTTGCAGGTATAGTAACTATCTTGGTCTTCCATCCACTTTGATTAAAGTTTGTAACCGAGTCTGTACCTGTTATCGCATCGTCAACATCATAAAAAGTTATCGTGGCTGTGGTCGCACCTTGCCCCGACTGCCAGTATGCCCCTATGGTTATGGTCCCCGTGTTAGTAGTGGTCACGATTTTGCACAACCCGCCGAACAACTTACCATCCCACGTATATCCTGTATAACTTGTGCCGGCTGTGATAACGTGTGTTGCACCAGTATCCGCGGTGTATGCACCTTTGCGTAATAGGTAACCAGATATATCCCCCGTCAAATTACCAGTAATATCCCCAACTTGTTTAACTCCATTTGTATCCACCGGTGACTCTAAAACTATGATCTCGGTCGCAGTAATCGCCACCCCTCTATTGCCGACTATTGCGCCCGGAGTCAGCCCGGTAAACCCGCCGAGATATCCAGCGGTAATAACAGCATCGTTTGCCGCATCGTAAAATCCAACCGCACCGGATGTAGATACAACCCATTTTGTCCCGTTGAAATATACCGGATCTCGGTCACTAACACCCGCGTCAACCGTCATCTGGGAAACGTCTATTGCCACATTGTTGAGATATGACCATGAATGTTTGACACCTGCAACACCGCATACAGTAGCATCTCCGCGCTCATCGGTGATATTAGCCGCGACAATAGACGTTACTCCCGCGCCAACGGCTATCCGTGCCAAAGATATTTCGTATGTTTCGGACGTCCGTGTAAGTGCGGGTGCGCTTGGTGATGGCGCCGGTGTGCCCGTCAATACGGCAAATGTAACAGACTGGTTGACGGATACACTCAACCGTGCAACAACCCGATCAATACGCGGGTTTGTGGCGTCAGCTGTCGGTACGGTCAGAGCCTCGTTGGTGGTGACCCATCCGTAATACCCCTGCACGTAACACCGCCCAGTCCGGACGTAAACACCCATATTAGCGGGTGAGTTTTGTATTACCCTTAACTCAAATCCATATCCTAATACATACCCAGACCCGATAGAGTCAAGGAGGAACGCGTTAAAATCTGCCTGATTATAACTCGAACCGTCACTAAAAAATCCTGATTTAACTGTCATTTTTTACACTCTCAATATTGGATTGTTCTTCGATACGTCCTTTATCATCCGGACTATATTAGTTCCTTCGCTCCCAAGGACTATAATAATATCTCTCTTGTCTGCGGTATAATTGATTTCGGCCGAAACAACCTCAATATCATATTTCCCGTAAATACCCGCGTCGACTGTAACAATATCGCCGAGAATAAAATCTTCGCCGTAAACACATCCTAACGAGTCCGCAAACTGCATCTCGATAACGGTCCCTACATTCGCGGCGATCTCTTTTTCTCCCGCTGTCGTCAGTAAGTCGGCCGTCGTGGCATATTTCGCGTCAACAAATACTTCCCTCCGTTCGATACCGGTCAATGTTGTATCGCCTACATACTGTATGGTTCGCACCGCCGCTTCACCCTGCCCCCCGACGACCGCGACCGTGCATTCAGGGATAGTGTCAACAAACCGGGATAATACCGCAGTGCCCATCTCCTCAGACAAAATAACCCAGCTCATACGACTTCTCCCAAATCGTTCCCTTCAACAACCGACATAACTATTTTCCATCCCCATGGTTTCGTGTCATCGTCTACAACCACAGACCGCCATCCGATACTACCCAGCGACCCGATCGTTTCACAAAGATCTAAAAGATTTTCAAACCTTGCCGATATCGTCACAGTTTCGCCTCGTCCGTAATCAACAGGTTCCAGAGTCAGAAACGGGTCGCGTCTGTATGTGTCTGTGGCTTCGATGATATTTCCATTGACGTAATGGCGGAACGCAGTTTCTGCGGAGTCCTGTATCTCGTCCGCACCGACCCCGTCTTGGACGTTTACAAGTGCAATTCTCGCGGATAATAAATCGTCTGCGTATTCATTACCCGACACCGTGATAGTGTCCCTAGTCGCGTCTATCTGTTTGATTATCAGCGCATACACAGACGACCCTGTAACGTAATGTATAATCCGCCCTTTGATAAGGTATTGCGCATAGACTGAATGCCGGGATACTTCAAAACTCCATGAATCGCGGTTCCGGTGTCGCTCCGTATAAGTCAGGTTTTTGTATCCATCAAGGACAATACGCGGGATATAATCCTCGTCACAAATCCGTATTTCCGGCGCGGTGATTAGGTATGATGCAGGTAATACGCGGGGAGGTGTGGTAGAAAATCCGCCAGCATCATAACTACCCGTATCATAATCAAGAAGGTGTGATGGGGGTAGTTTACGGGTTGGTGTGGTGGAAGATCCACCAGCATCATATCTATCCGTATCGTAATCAAGGGTCATTTATGAGCAACTCTTCAACACGTGCCCGTAACATGGATGGAACTTCGTCAATTGACTTAACTCCTTTCCGTATCTGTTCAACGTATAATCCAGCCATGCGCTCTAATGCGGGGCTTAATTCTGCCATTAGACACCTCCGAGAATCTCTAACGTGGCTTCAAATGCGTCAGTTGTCGCTTCCGCTTTGGCTATTGAGATAGATTCTGCGATTTCAGACTCCCTCTTTTTCGTGTATTCCACGATCGGAATTTGTTCGTCGATATCATACGACCAGTGGATAAGCCCGTCGTCCTCCGCGGGATATTCACGCTGGATGTTTGATATGCTATACACCCATTTGTCTGTGATAATGGGGTTAGTGGGCTGTTCGCCCACGCTGTGATCTTTTGGTTTTGTCATATTACTCATTACTCCTTGCTGAAAATCTGCAGGCGAGCGCCGAAAAGAATGGCGGAAGTGTTGACCGCATAACGCAGATCCAAACACGCTGGCCCCCCATTCGAGGCACCACCCCAACTCCCGCCCGAAACACAACAACGCGGCACTTTGTTTTCTGCCGTATCTTCTGCGTTGAAATTCGTGAAGTCTGACCAGTATGTCAGTGAGGACGCGCCGCTTGTGAATGCCGAAATGAGTGGGAACGATGCATTCCAAAGCATCTTGCGGACATACCCACTTGTTGTACCTACTCCCGTGACCTTGCTCCACGTTGCAGGTATCGCACTATCCCAATTGTCAGGGGTTAATGTCAGGGTCCCGACGTTGAAGTGGTCAGCGGAATCTATCGCAAATGCAATCTCGCCGAACCTACACGCGATATCGATCATATGCTCCAAGAGGTTCCCATATGGATCAATCTCCCCGCAGACAACCGCGGATACGTTCTCTATGTATGCCTGCGAGCTTGCCGCAATTCCCTGTGTATATCCGCCGGTGGGAGATACGCTGACACATACCGGGCGTCTGCCAATTACAGAACCACTGTCATCCACAAGTCCGCGGGCTACATCTGTTTGCAGATTGAGTGTGCCGTATGTCCAATACTTGTAGATGCACCGCATGATATAGACCAATGGCTGAGTGATGGTGTATGGATTTTCTCCGGTGACGCCCTCTGCCGTCCCGGTTGCCTGAGCCGCTGTGTAAAACTGCTCTGACGTGAGTGATACTGCCGGGAGTTCTGTCTCACTGTATATAGCGCGGAGTTTGTTATCACTGACGATCCCTTTGGTTACACCGACCCAGATATTATCTCTGATAGTGCCGTTTCTCCAATGACAGCATACCCACCCGTTTCCACTTCCGGGATTATCATGTGTCCATTCGATGGAGTGTATATCAGTCCCGAGGGTCTGGATGCGGAACCAGAACGTAGGATACCTGATTACAAAGTTTCCGTCTAACGAGAGTCCATCAGTAGTAACTCCGCTGTCAGTGCCATCAAGCTTTTTCGACCAGTCGTTAGGGTTCACGGTAAACAATTCTTCCGCCGCTTTGACAACAACGAACGGGTGTGTTGATTCAAACACAGCTTTTCTTGCGGCTAAATCCAATCCTGCAGAAGCCCCGATGTATGATATACATGCTTTCGGGTCGCTGTTGGTCTCGTCAATAATCATCCCGTGAACGGTGATTGGCGATTTATCTATGTAACTACCGATAATTTCGTAGTTGGTTCCGTCGAAGACAAACACGTATGTTCCGCCAACCTCGATTTTTTCCGGGGATATCACAACACCCTTTCGGGTGATGGGTCTTGCGCCGGTAGAAGTGATGTTCAGCGTTGGCGAGTTTGCGACGTTGCCGTAGGTAAACTTAACCACCGATACTGCACCGGAAACCAGTGTATAACCTGTAATGGATACAGCTTTTGCCGCCGTTTTTGCGATGGTTGCACAAACTCCATACCGACTAATAGCGGCGGACCCATCGAAGCTTACTCCGTCTATGGCGCGAGCGGTCGCGAGTTTGGTTGCAGTTCCCGCATTACCTGTAATTGCAGTTTGAGCCGGATGAACATGGTTTCCGCGGGCGAACTTTGAATCTTCCGAACCCACTGCCGCTATACCTGCGACAATAGGGGGGGTGGAACTCGCCATTGCATGACCGTAATTTGTGGCAGATGGTACGCCGTATGTAGTCGCGGATGATGCGTGTGAGGTTGGAGCTCTACTCGTATCTGTCGGGTGTACGTGGTCCTCTTTAGCTACTTTAGATGATGAACCAACCGCGGCAGTTCCAGCAATTAGGGGTGTTGCAGTAGCAAAATCAGAGTTAAACGCTGTTTTTCTATCATCTGTAATAATTTCACCTGATACTGCGTCCGTAGTAAATACTAAATCAAGACCTTGTAAGATATCTAATTTACCACTGTTTAATGTAGTGATATTGTCCCTAAGTTCTTTGTGGTCGCTTTCGCAAAATCTACGCGCCGCGGTTGAGCCTACCGGGTAAGTTCCGGTCAAACCTGCTTCTGGGGTCAGGGCGCCCAATACATTAGCCACACGAGTGCCGTAAAAGACGGTTACAAACGCTGAATCGGAAGATCTCTGCAATACGACCCGGTTAGGGGCGTCCGGCAAAACGGATGCATCTTCAACAAGGATGGTTGGAGATACCCCCGCTATATACTGGGCGGTTATAATAGTTTCTGGCGAACCGGCTACGCCATCGTACATTGTTTTAAGTGTCGTCATAATGATATCCATCTAGGGTTATAAACGAGTTTCCCACTCGCGTTAATTCCCTGTGTCGTTGCAGTAAACCTGATTGTGTTAAACCCCGGGGCGAGTTGGAAAAACTTGCTGGTGCTGGTCACATAGTTTAGTGCATTTGTTTCTAGGTCGTCTGAATCAATCAAAGTAACTGATTTACTCCCGTGTTTTGTATTGATAACGAGCGTTTCATTGTCCGCTATCGTCTGCTTCACCAAGATAAATTCGCCCGTTGTAACATTGGTTACTATCGGGTTTTCCATCATCCCGGTGAGCGTAATAATACACGGTGTGGGAGTATCACCGGCGTTATAAAGCGATGCGAGACTGTCAGATGTTCCGAGGGTAAACGGCACGGTAAACGGTATTGTAAACCCGCCGATATACCCCTGAACTGTGGATTCCACCTCATTTTCGTCATAATAACATGGGTCAAATGCGATAAAATCACAGTATCCCTTCCATGACGTGGCATTGTCGAGAACATCGTTTCTAAAAGACGGTGTCCCGTCGTCCGGGATTACATCAAGCGCGACGATAACCCCATTAGCGCGTTTCCACAACAATACACTTTTTCCATAAATTGGGTTAATCGCACTGATAAACGCGCTTCTGTTAGTCTCAAGTTCGGCACGGTTCGCGCCGTAAACCATCAGGACAAACGATAATAACCGTTTGCCTATCGTCGAAGTATGATACAGTTCGCCGATCATCCCGGGCGTGGCGGTAGAGTCATGAGACACGGGATAATGGGATACCCCCGTTAACCCTTCAACAAGCAAACTATATTTAACACCGTCAAACTGTAACAGTTCGCCTTTTGAACCGATCATACCGTATGGTTGGTTTAAGATTGTCATATCCCCATTCCTCCCGCATATAATCTACCAACTTCCCGCGAGGCTGTCATAGCTATTTCACCGGGGTTGGCGTTGGTTTGCGCATTAACTACCACCGTAGGGCTATTCGTTATCACTGTCTGTGGGGTGTTTCCACCGTTCACATCAACCGCAGACCCTCGGGTCATGTTAGATAATCCGTCTGATGGTAATGAGGTATAGGTCGGCAGTGATGCATAAGATGGCAACGGAATATCCACAACCGGCGGTATCTTGGGTAATCCACCTATAGCATTACCGTCCGCGTCGTATTCAACATGATACGTTGCCGCTATTGCTGGATGGTCAGCAACATATTGCACATACGCCGCCCAGTTCGCGGATTTCGTGGTGAGTGCGTCAACATCAATCTGGTTCATCAGATTCTCGTGTGATATCTGCGCTTCTTCCTGTGCCGCCAGTGCGTTTTCAAGGTCGGTCTGTTCGGTTTTCAGTTGTGCCGCGAGGGTTTCTAATCTGGTCTGCGCACTTTCGATACTGTCACCGTTCAGTTTCTCTTCGAGCTCGACCTTGTCAGCCTGTTTTGTGGACGCTTCCTCGAGTGCTTTGGCGTAACGATCTTCTGCGTCGGCCACATCAAGTATTGCTGACCGTTCACGGAGAAGTAACCCCGCGATATCTTCGGTAGATCCAGACTTGCGCGCCTCTTCCAACTCTTTGCGGATATTTTCCAAATCCTGTTTGGCACGTATCAAGCTGATATCGGCGCGTTCGACCCCGCGGTCTGCCACTTCAATCTCTTTGTCAATACCAAGCGCACGGTCGATAGTGTCTTTCAGGTCGTCATACTCAGACTGTAAACTGGAAACTTCCTTTTTATGGTTGGTTACAGATTTAGAAGCTTCATCGTATGCGACCTTTGCCCCGGCCGCAAGAGACCTAGTCGCCTGCTCCGTCATATAAATGGCTATCGCGGCGTCATCTTCGGCCGCCTTTAGCTTAAGGGTGGATGCGTACGCTTCTTTTTGATTATCAGTAAGGTATCTGAGCGCGTCGGTTTGTTCACGGACTGAATATGTCAGATTGTCGTTTGCGGTTTTATTACCTTCAAGAACATCAATAATAGCCCGTGTTTCATCCCGGGCCTTAATCAACGTCTCGATGTAATTATTAAGTTCATCGTCTGCCACTTTGGCGACGTTCGGCGTTTCAGCGAGTGCTTTGTTATACTCCACCTGCGATACTTTCGCGTCATCTGTGCGTAATATCAGAGGCAATAACGCGGCGGCAAGAGCGGCCACTCCAACGACAGCAAGCCCAACCGGGTTTGTCATTATCGCGACCGTTAATCCCTTTGTCGCAATGGTTGCCGCGATTGTGGACGCTTGATAAGCTCCATATACGGTAATCAGTGCGCCCACTCCAGATGCGAGCGACCCGACAGCCCACAGCGCTGGACCTAACCCCGCGGCGAACATAGCCGTAACTACAATAACCCGTTGGGTGCCTTCGTCTAGATTGGATAACCAATCCGCCATGTCCCCTATAGCCACAACCACGGGCATAATAGCGTCTGATAAAAGGTCGCCAAACGTGATAGATAACGTTTCGATCTGTCCTTCTAACTGCCTGAGTGCTCCTCCTGCACCGCCTTCCATGGTTTCTGCCATTGTCTGGGCGGCTCCGTCGCAATCTTCAAGCGCGGCGGTATATTCGTCTATCGTCTGACTCCCTGCGGCAAGAAGTGTTAACATACCCGGCCCGGCGCGGTCTCCAAAGATAACCATGGCGTCGGCGGTTGATAATCCGGCAGTGCCGAGAACATCAATAATTTCAGACAATGAATTTATTTCGGGGTTGACTTCTGCGGCGGTTATGCCGTAAGAAGCGAGGATATCTCTGGCTTCCGAGGTTGGAGATAACAAACCCGTTAACGCCCCACGTAACGCAGTGCCCGCCATAGTGCCCTGAATACCGGCATTAGACATAACCTGAATTGCGGCGGTCGTCATCTCAATTGATTGGTTAGCGGCGGATGCTACCGGACCAACATAAGCCATAGCACTCCCCAGTTGTTCGACTGAGGTATTAGATAATCTAGATGCCTCCGCGAGGATATCTGATACATGCGCCAAATCCGCAACCTTTAGATTAAATCCAGATAATACATTGGTCGCAATGTCAGCGGCTGTGGCAAGGTCCATCACTCCGGCGGACGCCAGAGATAACATCTGAGGTGTGGCTTCATACACTTCGTTGACTGTCAGGCCTGCCATACCAAGATACCGCATTGCTTCTGCCGACTCTGACGCAGACCAAGCAGTGTCCGCACCTAAATCTATAGCCTGTTGCCGAAGCATGTCAAACTGGTCACCGGTCGCACCCGTAACGGCCTGAACCTGTCTCATTGAGTCGTCAAAACTTGCCGCGGTCTTGACAGCAAGACCCCCCATTATAGTAAGCGGGGCAGTTACGCCTAACATCAGTTTTGTTCCGAAAGACGATACGACTTTACCAGATGCAACTATACTCGCCGTAAACTCTTGGGTTTTTGCCTGAGCCGTGAGTAATGCCGCGGTGAACTGGGTTGAATCCAATTTAAGGTATGCATTTAATGTACCGACGTCTAACGACATTCTGATATTGTCCCTCCAAGTGCTTTTGTGATTGCTTTGGCTATTTCCTGCATTTCATTTACCGATTGTTCCCGGATTTCCACAATTTCGTCTGGATAAACATCTTTCCACGTGATCGGATCTACACCCTTACCGCGATTGACATTATATAACATAGCTACGATGTTCCCGTTATACATATCTTCCCGGCGATTTCTGGCATGTTTGCCCTTGACAATTAAAGATATCTGGTATAATGTGTATCTCCCTACCTGTATCGGGTCGTCAAATAATCCACTAGTCACGAGAGAGTCCCAGTAATCGTGTAAATTACCGCCGGTAAACGGTTTCAGTTTTTTGCCGATTCGTCCTTCGGGGGGAGTTTATACATTTCAGTGAACACCGCAAGAAATATCTCGTTAAATTCCTCGTCAGTGTCGCGGGTGAAAATATCCTCAAATACCTCTTTGGGCAGGGGTTTGTCGTCCATTGTCACAATGCACCGTTTGATACATGATGCCATGAAATGCAAATTGGCTTTATCTGCGGGCACGCCGAGAGCTAAATTATACCCCGGCATATCATCTTCAATGAGACACATGTTTTTTAAAGAGGGGAGTATTTTATACTCCTCGCCTTTGATTTTCACAATCTTCATTATTATGTTCCTGCCGTGTAATCTGGCGGGGTCTTGCCATCAATACGGATACTGAACGTCATGGTTACAAGTCCGTCCAGCGGCTGACTACCGCCAATGCTGTTCACAAATCCGGAAAACACCCATTTAGATCCGTCCGGGAACGTTAACGTCCATGTCTCAGACGCGCCGGATGCAAACAGCCCATCAAGGGTAGCGATTCCCGCTTCTGTTTTTGCCTGTGCGATCGTGAACGAGATTGACCCCCCGTCGTTAAGACCGGCAATGAATGTTCTCCAGAGTCCTACACCGTATGCAGTGTCCTCAATGTCGCCGCGACTAAATGAATATTCGCCAATTGACAGCACGGTCCCGAGAGTTACTACGGTCGTGCTGAGTAATGTACTAGTTTTTCCAATGCTTACCATGATAAATTACCTGTTTTTCTGAGTAACAAAATTAATTGAATACTCGTTTGTTTCGCCCGCTCCGGTCTGTAAAAGACCCAAATAATACGGCGGGGTGCTCATCCGAACGGATTGGTAAAAATGCCCGTTGATCGTTTCATTCGCCCGGTTATCGAGCGCGGTTATGATGGTATCAATAACCGTGTTCGCGGTAGCTTTTGAAGCGTTGTGCACGAGGATCTGAAATGATGGGCGGTCGAATGTAACGGTTGTTGCATGCCCACCGTGGCATTTTATCGGACTAAACCCACCTGTTTCCATAATAGCCACTGCGTTCTGGACTGACATATCAAGATAGTTCTTGTTAGCCGTCACCCCGGCAGTGGTTAACAGGGTTTTCATATCGTCGCCAACGCTCATGGTTTCGCCTCTCTGCAGTATTCCCTCATCGACTGTAAAAATTCACGCTCGAAGTTGTTCCGGGCGGTTTCTAAAAACTTCGCCTGTCCGACCTTGTGCCTGACGTTTGTTCGTTCGTGCAGAGGGACGGCATACAATACACCCTTTGATTTCGGGTTAACTGTTCCCGTCTCGACTCCGTGCCGTTCAAACCCGACTGCAATTTCAAGGTTACCGGATTCGTTGACGTAGACGTCAGATACAAACGACCGCGAGCGCATTTCTCCGACATCTACCGGTGTTAGTTTGACCGATTCCGCCGACAGTTCCCCCCCGCATTCCTTGAGACCCTGAATCACTTTATCCAGCATATCATCAGCATATCTATCAAGTTTCGCAGTGAGTCCCTCAACGTTCGCGATATACATGCCGGTATCCTTCTTAGTGACGGTTGTAAGTCCAGTCATACCATAACCTCCGAGTGCCCAAATACACCCGCACGATCGTACCCATAGTTTACACCGATAACTGATTTTATCGTGCCGTCTGGGAACGTGATCTTATCCTCTTTGCCGATAAAAGCCGCGATGAACACGGTGGCGGTAGATGTGACTTCCGTCCCCGTTGCGTTGTATGTCCGTCTGATAGTGTAATCTATCCGGCATGCGTGGGTTACGGGAGTGCCATATGTGGCGTCACCATCTACACGAGACACAAACGGGGCAACTATTACAGACTGGTTCAGGAGTCCTGATATTGGGTATGATGCCATAGTGTTTATACCTCCTCGTGATTAAAGCGCCTTAAAACCGCGTGGCGTGGCTCTGTAGCGTGTCTGTAATCCATTGTTGTTTGGTTGGTGGTGTTAAACATCATACTCATACCCATATTTTAGAGGGGTCCTAACCCGATCATGTAAATTATCACGGAGGCAACAACTGCACCTATGGATGAACATACAGCCGCTACAAAGACGTTACTCAGTTGCTTTTTATCAGTCGAGCAGTCGCGGATATTGGCTTCGATGTAATCTATCCTCGTTTCAATGCGTCCCAATCTGTCAATAACATTATCTTCAAACGTTCTTGACCGGTTAGAAAGTTGGGGTGTATGTGCGCTGTAGTCCTCAGTCATAATTTAAACACCAGCAGGGTATGACGTCGGAAGAACATTCTACGGCGTCCTCGTGGATAACTCCGGTTGCATAAACCGAAGCTATATCATTGTTCACATATTTCTGTATCGCCAATTCGTATTTTGCCAGATATCCGTCGCTTTCGGTCTGTGCTCCATACCCCCACGCGGAATTACCTATCTTTTCGGAAGTAATAACCCGCGGTCCGTCTGTGCCTGATATCAGATATGCAATATACCAGCACATGGCAAAGGTCGCGTCTAACCCGGATATTCCCGGTGCGTCTTGATACACGCGGTTATGTGCAATTGCGTAATACGCGCCGTTAGAGGTATTATCCTCTAATGTGTATGGGGTGAGAAGCGGCATCAAATGTTTTATTTCGGAAAATCCTGACGATACGACACCATACGCATCATATGCACCTGTGTCATAACTAATCAAGATAATCACGTCCTAATACTGACATCGGTCAGGATAGTCACGTTTCCAGCGGTTGGATTGGTCATTTTTATAAGGTAGACAGATCCCGCCTCAAACATCACTGTGAACTCCTTCGACCCGACAAATTTCAGCGTGCCGTCAGCCGTGGCAGTTACATCCCTCTTGAGCGTCCCTGCGGCTAACCCAGCTTTAGATAAATCGGCGTGGTATATCTTCGAGTCCGTGCCCCCGGTAAATGTCGGTGTTTTGTAGATGGCATATGTGACCTCGTCAGATGAGCCATACACATGACATAACCACTGGTTACCCGCAGGTACCGTAATTACTGATACAGCAGACTGGCTGGCGATGATCGTGCGAGATAACGAAGTGCGATACGGAAAAACGTTCTGGGGGGATATAGCATCAACTAAACTCCCCATAACGCCCTTTATATTATCTCTCGGTAAATTAGTCATTAAAAAGACCTCCTATTTAACCAGATTAAGTGATTGCCGTCTCGACGACGCCTTTGTTAGTATTGGACACCTGACGGATGTTGGATTTGACAGCGTTCCAGACGTTTGCCTGCAGGATAGTCGAACGGGTGTCTGGGTCGTCGTAGACACGGGCTTTATACTGACCCTCAAAGAGGTATGCGCCGGGTGCTTCGTTGGACACGAAATACACAGAGTCAGCGTCGATGGTGTCAAGGACGGTAGACATGACGATCGGGACGTTATAACCCGGAAGCATGTTAATGCCGTTCTGGACGGTCATACCAGAAACTCTGTAAACACTGGAATTGACGGACGACATGATCTGACCGTATGCCTTTGCACCGCATGCAATACCGGTCAGTCTGTATGGTGAGAGTTTGCCAACTGCATCTGCGACCGCGTCAAGGAATGAAACCCCGTCATAATCCCACGTGGTTCCTGCCGTCGGGGTAAGGTCAAGCGCTTTTCCAATTTTGTAATCAAGCTTGGATGCGAACCCAACTGCCGCGTTGGCCTTTGCGAGTGACATGGGGTCGGCAATGGTCGGGTTCATCAGTGCTTCATCGCTGAATGCGATACGCATCTCATCAGCGTAAAGGTCTACATCAATTGACCCGAAGTCCGGTGACTGGACGTTAGACGCTTCAAACTCCCGCAGGTCGGTTGCGATAGAGACCGCGTCCATAGTGGAAAGAGAGACCTTGGTCCCATTGACAGCAACACGTTTAATGATTGCCGGGTTCATCAGTGAGCCGTAGCTCTGCGATGCAATCAGAACGTCATTGATAATCTGACGCTGATAGAGGATATTCTCAAGTTTATCCTTTGAAATTACTCCATTAACTGCCATTATGCGCTCAGTACTCCTGTGATCTGATTAAGTTTGATAAGTGCGACACCATTGGCGGCTCCCACATCAAGAGCAATGCCAAGGACATAATCTACGTCAAGATCTGCAACTTCTGCTTTTCCGGCGTTGGAACTAGAGACGAAATCGAATGCATCTACACCGGTCGTGTCACATCTGACACCTACCATGCCGTCGATACAAACGCGGATAACGTCACCGCTTGCCCCCGCGGCATCGAGTGCGACACCGACAACTCCAGTAGGTTCTGCACCGGCATAAAGTGCCACAGCTGGCGCCGCTCCGGACGGTGTGATCACAACGAAATATCCTTTCGTGATTGCCGCGGACGCCGTTGCCTTAATGACATACGCGCCGGGCTGAATTTCTCCTAAATTATAAGCCATTTTTATTCCTCAAGTGGTCTGTAACCAATCTTCTCTTCCTGCTGTTTCACGTTCGCGAGCATGACCTCTTTTTCAGAGGCAGAACAAGCGCACGAGCCTTCGGCAGATTTCACATTGCCGATTTTCGTATTAAACGCGGTCAGTTTCAGTGCGAACCCAAGCGGGCTGGTTTCAGCGAGTTCGCGGGTTTCCGCTTCGTGTTCTGCGTCGACCCATGCCGGCGGCAGAGTGTTCTTAAGTGCGGTCCATTCTGAATCTCTCTGTGCTTTGATGGTCGCGGCTTTCAGTGCTTCATGTTCGGCACTAATCGCCACATTCGCGGCTTTCAGAGTTTCAATCTGTGCGGTAAGCGCAGAGATTTCCGGGTTAACGGTATTTTCCATTTTCTCCTCTGGTTTCGAGTTGTGCTCTGTTGCATCAGGTTTGGTGTTACAGAGCTTCTCGTAAATGGCTTTAAGCCATCCTTTAGATTCTGTATCTGCTGTTTCGGGTTCCATTGTGTTGGTCTCCTGTTTCACGTTTAAAAACATCGCGCCGTTATCGTTACTGTAACAATTCGGGCAGGCTCCCTGTTCAAAAACAAGGAGGTGATTCGGTCTGACGTTGCCGGTTATCTTCCAACTATTCTTACCACTTTCCGGCGATATATCAGACCAGAACCCAGTCGACGGGGCTAGTTTGCCGAGTTTCGCGAGTTGTTCAGCGTGATCGTCGGAAAATGTAATGAGTCCGTCCATCCTCGGTGTACCGGTCGGTGCGATATTGGCAGTGTTGATAGTGCCAACGTATCGAAAACCGTCCGGTAAAGGAGAACGAGTAGAAACTAAGCCCATATCAGGATGCTTTATAGGCATGCCTGCTACAGCCTCAGCGAAAATAACGGGAATGTTTGTCCACGTTTCTGTGTTTGAAAACGCTTCGGGAGTATAAAACACCTGTTTACCGTCGTTAGAGAGATACGTCCCTAACCGTTGTAACGTCAGCGAATGCTGATATGGCTCTCCCATATATAGGTATGTGCGGTATATAGGTATTATGCTTTCGTCAAAAAAGAGATCCGCACCAAAGAGGCCAACAGGAACATTCGAGGTTTTTAGATCTAAGAGATAGATTTTATTCTTCGAGGTTTTTATTCGAGGTTCTTGTATCTAAGAGATGAATTTATTCTTCGAGGTTTTTATTCGAGGTTTTTACATCTAAGAGATTAATTCATTCTTCGAGATATTATTATTCGTATATCTTGTTTAAGATATCGGATACAGCATCCAGATACCCTCTATAATATGATGATTTGTATGCTCTCCAGTGCGGCCCGTCTACTTCTTCGGCGCACTCTTCTATATTTTCCCTGAGTAGGATTATCTTTAAGATAAGTTCCTTTTTGTCGATAGTGTCAGTCATTTTATCCTTCGCCTCTTTCCTAGATCCGGGGGCATGCATCATCGCAGATATCAACACAGAGTCTGAATCCAAGATCCTTACATGCATACCGCATTGGCAGTCCCGGGGTGTTCATGTAAACAAGTTGCATATGGTCACACCCCTTACATCTCGCGTTTCTTGCGGCGTCATTTGCCAACTCAACCGAAGGAGCTGACGTATGCAACTCAAGTTCCTTTTTGTCGATAGTGTCAATTATCATACCTTCGCCTCCACATTGGGCAGTCAGTAATCTCGACCGGGTCTTCTGTATCCTCCCGTAACGGATTGCTACATGTGCCATATGCATACTCCATATCCCGCTCATCCTCTTCCCAAAATTTACAATCAAAGCAATCACTCATAATTATAAACCCCCTGTAATAATAGCCCCTATAATCGAGACTATCGTCATAATTATGAAGAAAATAGTTACTAATGTAAATATCTTGATGTATATCGGCATACATGCCTTACGCCATTCTCGGTTTATCTCTTTCATTCTCTCGGATGTCATTCTTCACTCCTATTATCTTTCAGTAATTCTTTTTTCTCGATGATGCACATAACGCAATTCTCACGGCAACATATGCGTGATACTCCATCATTATACGCATTACACGTACCGCGGAGATGATTTAGGCAGACTGTATGATCCACGACAATATACCATGAATCAGTCATATTAATTCACCTGTAACATATCTTTCGTCGCATGCTCCACGTCCCCCATTGGCGAACTTGCAATAAAATACTTTTTTAATATCATCCAATGTATTATTGCATCTGTTATGATCTGGATTATATAGCCCCTCCGTACATGTTTCACATTGACTTGGTATCATCCTATCCATCCAACATAACTAATGCTTCGAATGCCGATACTGCGATAATCCGAGTGCGATAATCAACGTCGTAGTCATGATTTAAGGCTACCATTCTAGTTTCTTCTCCGTGCCCGCCTGACGCATCAGGTTAGGCAGTCCGGGAAAAAAAGAGATTAATAAAAATTAAGTTTTTCGCAGTATTTTCTAAGGTCGGTTGTTTCCTCTATGTTGAGGATTCTAAGGCCTTCTATCATTACCGCGTTTTTACCGATGATTGTAGACCGGATAATTTTTTCTTTCAACTCCTGATTAAAGGTCGGGTCCTCGGTGATCCTCTTACAATTCTTAGAAAGTCTTGCTAAATTTCTTCTCAGGTTTTTAAGCTCGTTTGATTTCATTTTGTCTTTCCTCTACTTACTATATTAGCTTCCAAAATATATATACTTATCTATCTATAATATTAAAATCTTATAATTTAATATTTGTTTACAATAGAGGGTTAGAAAATATTCGGAGCCGAATTTGGGCGCGATTTACCAATCTAACTCTATACTACTAGTATTATATATATATATATATTATTATATATAATATTAGAGTAGTGTATTACTGTGGGGGTGGAGGGGGGCGGGTGGACGGGCCCCCGGACAGGGGGTATTGTTTTTTAAGAATTTAATATTTTTGAAAAAAATCTACACCCATACAAAAGCCCGTTTGGCAAACGGAGCTCGGAAACAGCTCGCCTTATTTTATAATAGGCGTTATAAATAAATGGGATAAGTATATAAAATAATAAATTATTTTTTGGGTGGTTTGAGTGATTCAAGCCAGCCAAAGACGCCATTTGAGTAAATAGCCCGTAATCCGTGCTTTTCGATATAATTTGTTATTATATAATACAGATACTCGGAGTCAGGGGTGTTGTCTCTCTCCCTAATCCGCTTCTGTTCAGCGATTATCTGTCCTTTTGACACGTTTTCCATCCCAGACATACGCATAATATCAGCGGGGAATAGGTATAGGTTCTCGGCAATCGTCTGCCTCTGGTCACGTGTAAGCGCTGGAAGTCGGCTCATGCTGACACCATCCCTGCTTGATCTTTAGTCAGATACTCGGCCTCGGATTCGGTCACTTTGGCCCCTTTCCGATTGACCTTATAATCCGCTGGGACTAGCAAGCACCTGCATTGGAACTCCCCGAGCATTGGAGCGCTCCTATGTTCGTATATCTTCCCGTTCCGCATCGCATGTTCAGGTCTGACAAGTTCGTCTCCCGCTGTCACATACTCAACATACTGGACTCCAGACTCTTCAAACGATGCAGACCGTGCATCATTACGGATCTTACTCGCCTCTGTCCGGGCGGCAGTCATAGCGTTGTGTCGAGTTCCTTCGAAGTATCCCTCTAACTCTTTGGCTATCTGTCGAGGGTGAACACCCGCCTTTTCCGCGTCGCCTATCAGGGTGATAATGTTAGATGTGTCTCTGACGCTCATATCAGCCAGCCAAGGCACGAACGTCTGTCGGGTGGTTGCTTTATACATCCCGTTGGGTTGAAGCGCCAGAACACGCTCTATACAGTCTGTGCCGCCATTGAGGATATTACGGGTGTAATCGGATACTATCTTATCTGTGATACCTTGTGCACTTGCGACCGTGTATCCCGTCTTTGCCAACCCTGACAACGCTTCTTGCGATGCAACCATAGACATCTCTCGTGCCGCCTGCGCGTAAATGGTAGCCATAGCGGTCTGTCGTAATCGCATGAGCTTATCTATTTGGGTCTGTTGCTGTTTCGATACCACGACTTATTACTCCGTGGGCAAGTTCATTATTCCGTATATCCCGTCCATTGCCTTCCGGTTAAGTTCGATGATGCGCTTCTCAGTATCGGACATGATTTTCTCCTCAGGTGATGTAAAGTTCTCTACATCGGCGACATTCCCGAAACCAAACCCTCCTGCGGCTTGATACTCTTTTTCCAAAGCTAATTCAAGCTCTGGGGTGGTCTCCTGCAATTCGAGATCATTTAAGTTGTTCCGTATTTCGGCTTTGGTCAGGCTCTTCCCGGCGATACCTACCTTGATTTGTTCCAGTTTGGCGGATGTTTTATCAACGGTCGGGCGTTTCAACTCGATGTGACACGAATGGTTAACGTACCCATTCATTTCAAGGATTGTGTTATACTCCCGCTCTAACCATTCGACCGACATCTCCTGCAGACTCTTAATATAATCCGCATAGACCTGACCACGGGTTGAGTCTGAGGTGCCAAGGGCCCGTGACTCGGTTTGGAATGCTGATAGGGGATTGAAATAATCGTTGATATACTTGACAAGCACGGCTTTCAGGTCGGCGGCAGACGTGCTCTCTCTAATCCTCAACTCCGGGAACGTTGCCCACGGGGGTATGACAAACGCAGAATCCTTACCCCACCGTTTGGCAAACGCGGTAAACCACGTTGTTATATCGGCTTTGGTAGGTTTCGGTGTATAGTCAGGATTGACCTGCGGCATGATAGTGGGCGCACCGATGCGGTTAATCTGCTGACACAGTGCTGTATCTACCAGTTCGATCGTTGCCATCAGCCTATACAACGGATAACAAATGGCCTTACCCGCATATTTCGGGGTGGAAAGATCTGTAATAGATGTTACATTGGTGAGGAGTTTGGTCTGGTATGTTTCATAATCCGTCTGGAAAAACATAGGTGTGCCGTCCGAATCGAGTGTAATACCCGGTAACAGTGGATTAATAATGGTTCCAGTCTGATATCCCGTGAACGATTCGGCAGGAAGATGTCTGATCTCGGTGATAGTCCATTTACCATTAACCCGAGCGCGCCCGATACTATTTAGAGACGCGCCCCAGAACCCGACGTCAGGATATACGTTCTGAATGGCCGACCACGCCCGAACATCTTTAAAGTTCTGCGCAATTTCTTTCGTTAATTCAGGGACTTCCTCTTCTTTATCGTCGTTTATTACGGTAATTGTCGGCGGTTCGGGGTAAATCTGCACGCCAAAATCCTTAATATTCTTGGCAAGATATACGCTATTCGTCCATTCCCTGACGGTTTCTACAGTGACTTTCTTAGGGAGATTGCGAACCCCGCCCGAAACAACCCCTTCGGGTTCGGTTTTAGATGGCTTTTTTGCTACTGGCATGTCAATATTTCCGGCGTATCACGTCTGATAACGCATTGAGTGGTATATACGCGCTTATAAATGATTATTGTTTGTATAGGTATTTACAAAAAAGAGAGATATTATATCAGTCCACCGCCCGACATAAACCCATAATCCTCGTAAGTTCCAACGCCTATATCATCCTCAAAAGCGTAACGTGTGGCGTCGATACAATTGTGGACTAAGATACCATTGGCAAAATATTCGTGAGAATCTTCAACAGTTAAATCATAAACTTGCATCTTTCCGGCGTCTTGCACCGATACGATTTGCGCACCCGTGACTACAACATTCAATGTCGCTAAATCTGGATGATACAAACTCTTTGCCGCATTCCTTACATATCCGTGTGACGTTATCAACTCCAGATTCGCGTCTGTATTTTGCTTTGCACGCGTTTGAACAAAATCTATTATTTCCGGTATTGATCGCGAAATACTCTCTCCCGCATTGTTCACATATATGTTTGGTTGGTTCTTTACTCCCGAGACTTGTTTTAGCATGTTCTGTATGCCACAAATGACCGGCTTCTGACCTATGCCATTCCAAGGTGAGTGGTCTTTGGATATCCAAATTTGCTTTCGCAAACTCTGGATTATTTTTATGAAACCCCTTTGAGTGAAACGATAGATGTTCTGACCCTTTAATACATTCAAGATTGGATATGTCATTATTAGATTTATCCTCGTTTTTGTGGTGAATATGATATCCTTCAGGTACCTTAGAATTGGTTTCTGTTTCCCATATCGCACGGTGTAAGTATCTGGTCGTGAAATTGTTTTTACTACAGCGGGACGATCTATAATATCCATTTTCAGATAATCGGTAAGGGATCCCTTCATAAACGATTTTTTTAGGCAACATACTTCATCAGTATAACGTATGGTGTCTATGGGTATATACCTTTCCGAGTTAACAAATAGTTTATGGTCGTGGGTTGCTGTCAATGAATAACCATTAGATAATTTAACCGAAACAACGTCCTTAACCCCATTATCCCAAACCTTTGATACTCGTTTGAATCCATCTCTTGTTAAGACCTTATCACCAATACATACCGTTTCGATTGGTCTTTGTCCTTCGTCGGTTGTAATCAGTGTCCCCTCTGCAATACAATGGTTGTCAAAGTCAACTAACCGGCTCAATATCGTCCCATCCTTCGTCCGAGCATAGTCGATCGTCCTAAACTCCCGCCCTATATTCGGGGTCCGTCTCTCGTCGATAACAATCTCCAGTATCTCATCGTTCAACCATTTTTCTCCTGACTCAACACTGCCGGGTCCTTTAGTCGCCGCCAGCATATTAGTTACATTGTAATCGTTTTGATATAGGTCAATTGTTTTTGGTTCTGATGAGTCCGCCTTGATATACGTATGGTCGTTCGCATACCCTTTAGCTTTGAGCCATTCTGCATTAGACCGGTCAGTCAGCCTAACCCCATACCGTTCATCTACTGCATAGATTTTCCGGCGTGTTCGGTCGTAATGCCACCTGACATACGCAAACGCATCGTTGGCATATCCCCAGTCAATACCACACCGATAATTATCGAAGGCCCGTAACTCCTCGTCTGTGATCTCGCGGAACACGAGATTATCAAACGGCATAACTCCGGACCCGACAGCCTCGCCAAGGAACTCCCATCTATACCGTTCGGGATTCGTCGCTTTAAGCTCTATCAGCGTGGTTTTAAGCTGTTTGCTAAGGTATGGATTGTCATTGACCGTCGAATGATGCACATACGTATCATTGGATATAAGCGAGGTATTGTATTTGATATTGACCCACGAACTAAGAGATCTCGGCGGGTTGTATGTGTAAAATATATGATATTTCAGACCGTCAGGTAATCCAGCACGGATAACGGAGTTTACGATAGTCGATACTTCATCCTCGTTCTTGAACTCGGTGACCTCTTCAATCCACAGAATAGCGATAGGATACCGATGGGTTTTGATTGACTTGAGCTTCATCGGGTCATCAGCCCCCCGGAATATGATCCGGTTTCCGGTGGGCAGATAGGTAAGGCCGAGTGGGGATTTCGACCGTTTCCAGTAGTCCGTAACCCCTAAAAGTTCAATGGCTTCTATCAGCTGTTCATAAACAGACTCGCTGAGAGTATTGGCCACCTTACGAACGACGAGAGTATTCACGGGGAACTTCATCATCAGGATGATGATACACATAGATACAAATGTGCTTTTCCCGGAGTTCCTACCGCCCTTAAACACATAATACGTATATTTCGGGTCGGTCAGTGCTAACCACGCATGATAAAAAGCGGGGGTTAAAAGATCTTTAATATATTTCTTCAACTTCATCTAAATTATCAGCCATACTGTTTGGTTTGGTCGCGTCTTTCGGCACATTATCAACAAACTGGATACCCATTAATCCTGTTATTTCCTGTTTGTCATTCTGACCTAAATATTGTTTACCTAACCATATCAGCATAGTGGCATTTCCTTTCTTGGCCGCACCGTATTGCATTCTCCTTAAAGATGCCTTGCCAGACTCCATTCCTTTTTTATGAATCCGCAAAAATTCTGGGTCATGTTCCAATGTTGATAACGATACGCCCAATAAAGAAGCGATTTCAGACTGAGTACACATAATAGATGAGTATTTCTCTGCCATGTCATAATCTATCTCTATGGGTTTGCGCCCTCTCTTCTGGAGGTCCTCTGGTAACTTTGGTTTAGTCATGGTTTACCTAAATATTATTCTGTTTATTCAATAATAAGATATGCATAAATATAAGTGTTATCATATATATGATTATCTCTCAAATATCATAGGTTGTTTTCCGCCCAATATTGAAACTTAACCCATTCCTTAATATTTATGGGAACAAGTTCATCTGAGTTTTGCATTCGTGTGTTAGGACATACATCAGAAAAATTAAATTTATCAAATATATGTGTTACAGGATTAAATCTCATTATAGTACCATACCTCCCACACACCCATGATGTAGAATCTACCGAGTCAAAATTTAGTTTCTTCAACATAGGAACATTAGTTAATCCTAACCCATGTATCTGAGTGTTATTTTTATGAGCCATATCAATAAACCATTTCAAAAGAGGTAATTCAGACCTCTTAATTTCCTTTGTTACAATTCCACCTATAGATACATAATCATATTCATCAATCATCTGTAAGAAATAATCTTTACCACGGGATTTATGAAATACAGGTATTGATTGGATCCCAGTTTCATTCTCTAAATATGTACGATATTTCTCAACTTGTTTAAGACCAACTATAGAGTCAATATCCAATTCAAAATATCTTTTAACTTTATTCTCAACTAAGAATTTAGCATAGTCTTTCACATACTGATCAAAATTAACCTCACCTTTAATATTGGATGAGTTCATAAAACTGAATGCCCCAGAATCCACTAAATATCCTTTACAGTGATTAGAATGTGAATATTTAATATCCCCTTTGGTAGGGCTATAAAAATTATATAAGGTATAAGGTGGTTTTGACTCCCACATATGTCTTTGATAAACTCCTATACCGGCGAGATGAACCCTCAAATATCAACAACTCCTCCACAATGGGGGCAGATAATAGTAGTTGGTTTCTCTTCGATATGTTCATCTGATACTTGGTCTGGTTTGGGTACTGCATTCTCTTTAAAGAACATATCTATATCTTTATCAGTTAAAGTTTCACCAATATCAAGGAACCCAAAATCTTCAAACTCAAACTCTCCCATAAGGTCATCCATCTCACTCTCTAAGAGTGATTTATCCCAGAAAGATAATTCGTGGGACTTGTTTTCGATTAATCTAAATGCCTTTATTTCCTTATCTGTCATCTCCGATTCAATAACACAAGGAACGGTTTTTAATCCAAGTTCAATTGCCGCCTTTACTCTAGTATGACCGCAGATAATTATATTGTTCTTATCTACTGAAATAGGCACTTTAAACCCGAATCGGGAAATAGAATTTGCGATGAATGAAACTGATTCATCGTTTTTTCTAGGATTCTTTTCGTAAAAATTAAGTTTTTCAATTGGAATATCAACTATTTTCATAATTAACCTCTTTGAGTTTTCTCTCCATTCTTCGAGTGATGAAGTAGAATATAGGAGTATCCAGAGCGGCAAAACAGAATTTCACTACATACTGAGATACAATCATAATCCCGATGTTTGGCACTACTCCGATAAATGCAATAGTAATAAATATAGAAGTATCTGCCAATTGGCTTATCATAGTACTACCATTATTCCTGATCCATTTGGGCGTGAACCTTGCCTTAAGAGCATGGAACATATGTACGTCTATGGTTTGTGCAACTAAATACGCAATTAATGATGCAATTACAAACCGGGCAGAGGAACCTAATGTAGCTTGGAATACGCTATCAAACTCTACCATGTATATAGTAGGTGGGAGATAGATTGCGAGATAGATAAGGACAAGTGAGAACAACTGTACAGCAAACCCGATCTTAACAAGGGTTTTAGCGTAATGTTTTCCGAAGATTTCACTTATAATATCTGTCATTAAAAAAGTAATAGGATAAGCCAATACTGCGGCCGGGATTTCAAACCAACCGATCTGAACAACCTTTGCCGCGATAACATTACTAATGACTAACGATACTACAAAAAATGCCGATAATATCATCAGATATTTTTCCGGCAGAAAACGTTTAACTGTTTTAGAAGAAAACATATAATATTATGTTATTTTATATATACATTAATCTATTGATTATAAGATATATTAAAAAGAGGTGTTCGATAAGCTGAGTAAATACTCAACTGCTTTGGATGCTTGGGACGCGGCTTTGATAATCATGTTTTTATCAGCGTTTATTCTTTCTGCCCAGCCTTTGACATATGCCGCGTTCTGCTCTTCACACGGTTTCATTCCAAACTCGGCCAGTAAAAACGCACTTCCGATTTCTGCCACGAGTTCTTCGAACGAGTATTTGTCTTTGTTTTCGTGGTGGAGAGTCAAATCCCTGTCCATACGCCCTTCCGCTCCGGTCCAGTGTATAAGCTCGTGAAACAGAACACTGTAATATCTCTCTTCTGTTTCCACGTCGCTTCTCAGTGGTACCCGTATCTCATCGCTCTTTGGAACATAACAAGGATCGTACCCATGAATGATAGTTGCCGGGATTGAACTAATGAACTGTTCGGCTGTTGCATGTTCGCCTGTTTCAACCGCATCTTCCATGATTCCCTCGGTCTGAGAGATGTTAAACGCATATGAAAGTTTAGCGAACGGGATATGAGTTATCTTGTCCAACCCTGTTTTTGGATCTGTTGTAATCCTCTCAGAGATGTTATAATAGATAACAGGCGTTCCCTTTTCCCCCTTCTTCACTTGCCCTCCCTTGTTTTTGATTTGTTTGTATGTGGCAAACTTAGAGTGGGTGAATCCACGAGACCACAGCATAAGTATGTTGATGCCGTTATAACGTCTCCCAGTCGTAAAATTGATTGGGAGTCCTCCTGACACCCACCCCGCATGCCACGGGAGTGTTTCAGTAGACTCGATGGATTTTATCAGTTCGTCTACAATCTTATCGTTTGTGGTAAGTTTTGTTGCCATTATTACTCAACCCTTGCGACTTCGTAAATTGCTCTGATAAATCCGAACTCAACTTCTGAGATGTCTGAATCCATTATGGCCACCCGGTAGATCTGTCCGAGGGTGTCTATAAATTCATCTCTGGAGATGTGGCGCCTTGCTAATTCGGACTGTGCTGTGTGGATGCTCTCAAGGTATTTGTTTGCTGGTGATTCTTGTCTGAAGTTCATTTTTTGTTTCTCCTGTAGTTTATCTTACTACAATAATTAATTAGACTCGAAAGTATATATACTTATCTATTTAATATTACTGAACTTATCTATCGTGATTAAATAGATAAGTATATATACTTTATAGTCTAATAGATTATTGTAGTAAGACTACAGGAGAAACTAAAATGAACTTTAAAATCATTGAAACGGGAGAAGTAAAAGAAATCAGAATTATAGACGACTACACCGGATGCGATTGTTTCTGGGATATGGAAGTCGGATTTCCACACGACCACCCCGGCAGAGACGAGGACGGGAACATTGTATGCAGTCAAGCTGATTACGACGACCTGAAAAACTACTGGATCAATGAGGTTGAAACCTACCAGAACGGAACCAACCCTGAATGGTATGAAACCGATGATATCGGTAACATTGTAAACGGCAGACCAATAACCGTTTACACCGATTAATTTTTTCTTTTTTTTATTATTTCAAAATCTATAAACTAACATACGATTTATGGAATGGTAGTATATTTCTGGCATTTTTTCTTAGCGGGAATGATCGTTGGTGTCCGGGGCTTTGTGCATGTGACCATGTGCGCCGGGTTCCACCAATATTCATCCGGTAATATAGCGTATGCGCATGTATAACATGCATACGCTCTTTTCATGTTCGTTTGTGATTCTTCGGATTGGGCGGCTGTCACCGCACCCGCTCCTTGTTCCAGTATGGCGATTTACACTGGGGGCACGTGCCGGGGAGCTTACCCGATGCTCTCGGTTCCCAAACATTCCCGCACCGGTTACACGTCAACATCTCCCGCGGTGTTCTCGGGACAGCCGTTCGGTGGCATTTGGGGCATGCTCTGCTTTTCGTATTGGTTTTACGTATCCATACATGCCCGCAGTATGGGCAAATGACTTCGGTTGACATATGTATTAATTGTAAGTATAAGTATATATACTTATTTGTTGCATTACAAATAGATAAGTATATATACTTTGGAGTATAATATATTATTGTAGCAAGACTACAAGGAGAAACTAAAATGACAACTGAAACAAAACATTCTAAATCATACAACACATTAATTCGGAAATATGAATCTGTCTACAACGAGAGTATGTGGCATCTTAATACAGTAGGATATGCGTCAGAAGACGACGCGAGACATCTTAGCAATATTATTAAGATGGCTAAAAAGAACCTTAGCGAATCTGAATATGACGACTTCGTGTTGTTTATTATTGACCTCAATGCGTGGTAATACACGTCCTAACAACCCCTTTTTTTACACCTCATTACAAATAGATAAGTATATATACTTACGAGCCCAATATACTAGTAACAGCAGAAATGTTGTTACAAACTAAACAAAACAAAAAGGAAACGAACATGGCTTATAATTTGGCTGAACTAAAAACTAACCTCGCTAAACCTCCACGGATTTGTATCTATGGTGGGGAGGGGGTAGGGAAAACCACTTTTGCGTGCAAGTCTCATAAACCACTTGTGCTTAATCTGGAAGATGGTATCCCACCGGCATTATCGTCCGTCCCAAGCGTCCTCGTGAAAACATACGCGGAATGTATGGACGTCCTTGAAGCACTTTACACCCAAGACCACGATTTTAAAACCGTCGTTGTCGATTCGCTGGATGTCATAGAGGAAATGATAACCCACAAGGTATGCGTTGAGAACCGATACACCGATATCAGTAAAGGAGCATACGGTGCAGGATATCAGGCACGGACAGCAGTATGGGCGAACTTTTTCAAGTGCCTTGACCTTCTCCGAGAGAAGGGCATGACAATTATCCTTATCGCCCATGCGGCTGTTGTCAAGGTCGCTGACCCATTACTCCCGGAATACGACAAACAGAGCATCCATCTCTACAAAACTGAATCCCTGAGAGTTGTTGAATGGTGTGATGTTGTCGGTTATGCCCTCGTAAAAACCTATACTACAAACGACGGTAAACGCAACCTCGCCACTACGGCGGGCGAGCATGTGATACTGACACACAGCAACCCGGCATACACGGCAAAAACCCGGTATGAAATGCCGGATGAGATCCCTATGGTATGGTCAGAATTTGCCAAATACCTGTATCCAACCGAACAGACTGCGAACACGAAAAAGACAAACAAGGAGAACTGAAACAATGGAATTTAATTTTGACTCAACAACTGTAGAAAAAGACTCGTCATTTGACCCCATCCCCGCAGGAACTTACAAAGCTCTGATCGCATCCACTGAAATCAAAGACGCAAAAACACCCGGAAACAGGTATCTTAGTATCCGGTGGAACATTGTGGACGGGGAATACAAAAACCGCGTGGTTTTTGAAACGCTCAACCTGTGGCGGGCCACCACATCAGAGAACGATGTAAAAACCATGAAGATCGCAAACATCAGGCTTGCAGAAATCTGTGAAGCGTGCGGTGTGCTCAGAATCAAACGAACCGAGGAACTGCACAACAAAATCATGTGTATTGACGTTGTGATTAAGCCAGCCGTCGGCATCTATTCCGCTAACAATGAGGTTAGGAAACATCACAGTATCAACGGCGGGCACACTCTGCCAGTAGACGACCTGAAATCCGGACTTCCCTTCGGGAACTAACCCCCTATTTTTAGGTATGTAAAAATGGTAGACATTTTTATCGAAACGGAAACCCCGACCGTAAAACAGATTTACGAGCATTATGTTAAATCAGCGGCCGTCATGCAACCCCGGAAACACCTTGGCGCATCCCAGATAGGACACCCATGTTTAAGATATCTTTGGTATCAGTTCCGGTGGTGCGCAGAGTCTAAGAACTCGTTCGACGGTCGTATGCTTCGGCTGTTTGAGACCGGCAACCGGGAAGAGGAGCGACTCTTAAAGAACCTCGCGGATATCGGTATCGACATCCAGACCCGGGACAAAAACGGCAGACAATTCCACTTTGTAGATGCAGATAATAAGTTCCTGTCGGGGAGTGTAGATGGGATAGGGGTTGGGTTTGTCGAAGCTCCGAAAACGAAACACGTCGTCGAAGTTAAAACCATGAACACCGCGAACTTCAAGGCGATGCAAACCGCAGGCGTCCTGAAATCCAAACCCCAGCATTACGCACAAATGCAGTTGTATATGCTGTGGTCCGGGTTAGATCGTGCATACTATTTCGCCGTCCAGAAAGACACAGACGACATCTACGGCGAACGGGTCAAGTTTGACCGGGCATATACTGACCGGTTGCGGGAAAAAGCCCACATTGTTACGACTGCGACCGTGCCGCCAGCCCGGCTGAACGACAACCCGGATTATTATCAGTGCCGATACTGTGATTTTAAGGACATCTGTCACGGCAAATGTATCCCTAATGTATCATGCCGAACATGTGCGCATGCCACCCCGAACCCTAATACCGGTATGTTTGATTGTGGTATGGGATATACTGACTACGATTGTATATCTTGTGCAGACCATCTGTATATCCCGGATTTGATCCCGTATCCAGTGACCGCGGTATGTATGGATGATAAATACCCGTCAATATCATACATGATAGGAGACGAGACATACACTAATGGGTCTGATGGATATAGCCACGTGCTTAAAAAGTATCTCGATGAAAAATTAAACCCCTAACACCAATTTTTTAGAGGTGATCTGATGAAAAGGAAAAGAAGAGAAAACGCTATACGCAACACAAAACGAACAGATAGATTAACAACCGAAGCATTCGAACGTATCATACAAGCCCAGAATAATAGGTGCCTGAAATGTGGGAAAGAGTTCACGGAGGATGAGCGACCGACCCGCGATCACGTCATACCGTTATCAAAAGGCGGAAAAGATACGAGGGATAATGTTTGTGCGCTGTGTCATCGATGTAACGCACACAAAGCCAACAATTTGGATTATGATTTGATTGTATCAAGGGAACAATTAGAGGTAAATTATGTGTAACTTAATAGCAAGACTGGAATCAAAATGTCGCGGATGCGAGTATAAACATCCTAACGGGTGTCTGCGGAGTAACTATCTGGACAAACATACCGGGGATAAGCATATTAGATATTATGGAGATGGCGGAATGACAGCCATGTTGACCCCAAAAGGCACGGTAATATATCTTGTAGATATTGAGTGGTGTGACAAATGGATATGAGACCCTACCAGCAGGACGCAATAGATGCGTTTTTTGCTCATGTCAAACTCAAAGAATACAGCGGCATTATCTCAGCCCCGACCGGTTCTGGCAAGAGCGCCATTCTTGCAGATATCTGCAAGACCCTCCTGACCCTCTGGGAGGATACGAAAATCATCGTGTGCACACACCGGTATGAACTTATTGAACAAGACCGTCAGGAACTTCTCCGGCATTATCCTGAAGCGGACACGGGTGTATATTCGTCCGGGTTATCTTCCCGCAACACGAAAAACCGGGCTATTTTTGCGGGTATCCAAAGCATTACAACGAAAGGATTTTTGTTCGGAAAAGTGGACTTGCTTATCATAGACGAGGCGCATAAGGTCAATAGCGCGGACGGAACGAGCTACGCCAGACTGATTCAAGACCTGAAAACCACTAACCCTAACATTGTCATACTTGGATTATCCGCATCGCCGTATAGGCTCGATAGCGGGCTGTTATACGAGGGTGAGGGGCGGTTGTTTGATACGTTATATTATGAGATTGATATCGTCCGGCTTATCAATGACGGGTATCTGTGCCCGGTGATATCAAAAGGAGGAGTCGAAAAAATAGACCTTTCAGACGTCAGAACAACCGCAGGCGATTATAATACCAAAGATCTGGAGGTTGCCGCGGACAGCACTATACTTACCCGAAGGGCAGTGGATGAGATGATTACATACGGGCATGATCGTAAAGCATGGATGGTGTTCACCACATCAATCCAACACGCCCAGCATGTATCAGACGAGATAACAGCGCGTGGGATTGTGAGCCATGTCGTTACGTCCGAGAGTCCTCAAGAGGAGAGAGAGTTGGCCCTCAAACGGTTCAAGGAGGGGACCCTCCGGTGTATTGTTAATGTCAATATCCTGACAGAGGGGTTCAATGCTCCGCAAACCGATATGGTTGTCCTGCTCATGGCGACCAAAAGTCCCAGTAAATTCGTGCAGGCTGTCGGGCGGGGTATGCGGGTATGTGAAGGCAAGAAGGACTGTTTAGTTCTGGATTTCGGCGGGAACACTACCAGACTCGGGACTATTGACAATATCCAACCTCCTAAAAAGACACGGTCCCGGAAAGACGGAACCCATGAAGCTCCAGCAAAAGAATGCCCTAAATGTCATACCATCCTTCCTATCTCCGTTCGCACGTGCCCGGAATGTGGGCATGAGTTTCCCGCGCCGGCTCCCCACGACCCGACAGCATACGATGGGGAAATGATACAGAGCGAACCCGAATGGATAGATGTGGAAGACGTAATGTTTTCCCGCCACTTGGGTAAAAACGGCAAAACCGATACTCTCAGGGTGGATTATTTCACCGATATGTCATACCACCCTATCTCACAGTGGATATGTTTAGATCATCCGCCTCAATCGTTCCCTTACAAAAAGGCTCTTGAGTTTGTCACAGCTTTAGGTGGATACGCCACCAATATAGACGAAGCGCTTAAGGAATATGCTTACACGTGGAAACTTCCGACACGGATTAAGGCGCAAAGAGACGGTAAATTCTGGCGGGTTTTGGGAATGGACATCCCTGACGACGCCAAACCGAAAAAAGAAATACCCGATACAAAGGATTGGATGCTTTCAAAATTCTGCTAATCCCTCTTTTTTTACCGAAAGGATTAATATATCCCACACCAATTATCATTTGTTGAGGAAATGGGGAACATCTTACACCACCTCCTATCCATAATGACACGTATAACGGGACATCTCCACTTTGCCATAGATACCACACACCTTAAGGATACCTAATAACACGTTGCCATACATCGCAAGGGTCTTTCTTCTGCCCCAAACCCTCAACTCTTTTGATTAAGTATGTATACTTTCGAATCTAATTATAGTATATGTTAGATTTAAACAAAGTATATTGTGGCGACAATCTGACTTTGATAAAACAGTTAGATGATGATTGTATTGATTTAACGGTGACCAGCCCACCGTATGACAATCTTCGAACCTATAACGGGTTTACATGGGATTTTGAAGGATTGGCAAAAGAACTATTCCGCGTTACAAAGGTTGGTGGTGTCGTTGTATGGGTTGTTGGGGATGCTACCATAAATGGAAGTGAAACTGGAACGTCATTCAGGCAGGCCTTGTATTTTATGGATTGTGGGTTTAATCTGCATGATACTATGATATGGCAGAAACCACAATGTTCTAACGTTGGGGGAATAAAACAACGATATTTTTCAATTTTTGAATATATGTTTGTGTTTAGTAAAGGACTTCCGAAAACATTCAATCCCATTAAAGACCGTAAGAATAAATATGCAGGATGTAAAATTCATGGAACTATTAGAAATCCTGATGGAAATACAGTGTATAATTCAGCCACAGGGAATATAGTTGGTGAATATGGTATGAGGTTTAATATTTGGAAAATACCGCCAGCAAATGGGAAGAGTATGCACCCTGCGAGATTCCCAGAACATCTAGCAAAGGATCATATATTATCATGGAGCAATCCGGGGGATATTATCTTAGATCCTTTTATCGGGTCAGGCACTACTGCAAAGATGGCAATTGAAACGGGAAGAAAGTATATCGGGTTTGAGATATCTCAGGAGTATGTCGATATCGCTAATAAAAGTATCGAACAAAAAGGCATATTCTAAACTTCTCTTTTTTAACCCACTTTCACAAATAATTACTATTATATACTATTAGAGTCTAATATATACCTATGAGTATTAAGAAAGATAATTACTCTATTTATCTCAGTGACCGAATCATTGAGATGATTGATGTGGAACGCGGTATTTATTCCCGGTCTGCGTGTATCGAGACCTGTCTTTGGGAATATTTTAGATCGAAAAAGACGGAGAAATGAACCATGGCAAGCCAGAATGACGAGTTTATTTTGGAGGGGTTGCCAGTCCTTAGAGGCGTCCTTGCAGATCTCGCGAATAATTTTCTTGAGAACGCATATCGCCCACACCGTATCAGTGCGTATCTGTCGGCTCTTGTGTTTGGGGCGGGGATATGTTCACGGAATTTTGTATTTGATGGGTCATACTCAAATGTGTATGTTGTGGTGTTTGGCGCGTCTGGAAGCGGAAAAGCTGACCTTGAAAAAATGATCACGCGATGGAGTGATGATATTCACTGCCCGGGACTGATTATGAACGGGTCGTCTTTTTCCTCAGATGCCGGCGTGCATTCGGCGATTGTATCCCAACCACAAGCCATTATGTGTGTAGATGAGTTTGGAAGAACGCTGGCCAATCTCGCGTCTGATATCATCGGGAAAACGGCTCTTGTCGCGCTGACAAAAGCATACACCCTGTCTGATATGTCGATGAGACCCAAAAAATACTCGAAGGACAAACGGAACACTCCCAATAATGATACCGACCGGGAACAAATAATTATCCGCCCGGCAATGACCCTCTTGGGCTTTGGAACACACAGCCAGATGTCGGAAATCCTCTGCGAAGAGAACTTTGAGTCAGGGGATATGTCCCGGTATATGTTTTTTTACATCCCCGAAGCAGTGGTCGATTATCAGCTTAAGGACACCCGACTTCCATATCGTGTATTTGATCGTATCGCCGAGGTGTTATTTTTAGGCGGAAACTATGTCAGCCGGATGGAAGGCGCGGAGTATGTGAAGTTAAGCGATTACAACGCCCCGCTTAAAGAACCGGTTAAATGCAGTCTGGAACCCGGAAAGCTCAACCTCAAGGAATTAGACCGGAATCAGCAGAAACTGACCTTGGAGTGTGAGGATATCATAGAAAAGACCTTACATACCCGTCATTTAGACAAAGCGAAACGGCTGGCTATTGTGTTATCTCTCCTGAACCAGCCGTATAAGAGCATGCAGACTGTATCAAGCATCCGAAACAACGGGGTTATTATTACTCAGGAAGCCATGTCAGACGCTCTTGAAATTGCCGGGAAGAGTAACAAGGTCATGAAAAAATATCAGGCGGAACGCCAGACATATCCCCCGCGGATAGTCCGGCAGGGAGAAGCAATATACAATCTGTTGCATGTCAACGGCAACCTGTCAGCCACGAGGGAAGAGATCAAGAATAGCGGTATTAATGTAAACTCCAACGATTGGAAGTTGATAAGCGATTATCTGGAAGATTGTGGGGTTGAATGTGTACAAGACAACTCGAAACGTGGCCGCCCCCTGAACGTCTATCAGATACCCCTGACAGACTCAAAAGGAGTGGTAAGGACGTCGGAGCATAAACAGATCAAAAAATGATAGGAGGTGACAGTATCGTCATCCACGGACGAAACTATTAAGCATTCATGGAGGTAATATACCTCTATGGAAACACTTTTTGACCCAACCTCAATCGGGTTGGTTATTACTATTATTACCACTGTTTTGGGCGTTGTCGCCGCAGTGATTGAGAAGTATAAGAACAAAGATCTGTCCGGCGCACTGTCTGTTGCCCTTGACGGGTATAATACAATCGTTGATTTATTTGACCCCGAAGTCCCGCAGACCGAATCCCAGACGAAACAGCTGAACAATATTCCGGCGCGGACATGGAAAATGTCGGACGAGATTTATGCCCAGCTTTACAAACAGCTTGTTGCTGGCGGCGCGGCAGTTAATGAGCGCGGACTCCGGGCAACCATTGACCTTATGGAAAGCAAGGGGATTGTGGAGTATGGCATCATCGTAGAAGATCACGATGGCGACGTGGATACTACATGCGATAGCGCATTTATCTCGTATGGCATGTTCGTTTTAATGTCGGCCAATAGTGTCTATGCGGCATGCAACCGCGCGGCAGGTGCGCCGATAACGGCAATATCCAACTAAACCATGCCGGCCTTTAGCGTCTACTGTCAAAACGAAAACGTTTATTGGCGAGTCTACAAACTCCTCCCAAATTTGCCCCTTTTTTTTGATATCTCTCACATCCGCATTGACACTCCCACCGTATCAATCGGCGACGCATCCGACCCGATCTGGAACGGGTTTCCTATGCCGATACACGAGGGTGATGTGTATATTTTCGATGACGATATTCCCGCATTGGCCCTCGGTGGGGCGTATCATATGCGGGTGAGTATCAGAGTGAGAGATGAGGATACAGACGAGATTATCACGCTCCGCATCTGGCACGAACTGCTTCATGCAGTGGGTCAGCCGGCAGATGATATGGTTATCCTCGCCGCAGACTGGCAGACACCGTTAGAGCGTATCTTATGGCACATCTGGCGTGTGTTCGGTGCGCCGGTCGATATCCCGTTCTGGCAGACGAAATACTACATGTGGCTCACAAAACGAGCCGGCCGGGATCCGCTGTTATGATTGACTGGGATTCTGGATAACACAACTCCCCTTTTTTAATCGACGTTAATGCAAAAACCTCGAATAAGGAATAAATCTCTTAGATACAAAAACCTCGAAGATACAAAAAACCTCGAAGAATAAATAAATCTCTTAGATTCAAAAACCTCGAAGAAGTAAAATCTCTAAGCTATTAAGCAAAGTATATATACTTAAGAATCTAATTATAGTATGTTACTTTTTAATTAAGGTGACACGGAGCAAACAAAAAATGAAAGAGAAACGAACAAAAACAACGTATCACATGCGAACTGATTTGTATTATCACATGTGCCTGAATTGCCCGTCTCGTGTATTTTCGTGCGAGTATGAACCTATATCCGCACTGACGAAACCTAAAATTAAAGTCGGGTGTTCCCGGAAAACATGTACCGAAATATACGAGGTATTTCCAGAATGACCTTATCTTTTTACGAATTTATGACGAAAGTCCAATCATATTCACACGGGACAGCTATTCGATGCGATAATGCGATGAATCGGATCATTCCAAAAATCCCCTTACGCGAGATCTTAACGGGGGATATTGACACGTTCCCCATGAAAGTAATGGGGAAAAACGTCACTAATAAAACACTGTGTTCAACATGGCGTCCATCCGTAAAAAAATACCGGGAATACCAAGAATTTTTAGGAACCCAGATAAAATGACAGAAGAGAAAACTAAAGTATGTACAAAATGCGGGCGGGAGTTACCATTGAGTGAGTTTTCCAAACAAAAAGCAACTAAAGATGGACTCATCCCTTGGTGCAAAACATGCGTCAGAGAATATAATGTAATTAGGTATAAAACACATCGATCAGACGCGCTAACCCACCGGCACAAATATTATACATGTATAACTAAACCATCTTGCCCACGTGTAGGGGGGCGGGGGGCGCAATTTGAATTATTTACATGTGAAGTGTGCGGGAAAGAGTTCAGGAGAAGTAAGTCTAATGTCGATTGGAATTATGAACAACGTGGGATTTTACCCCGGTTTTGTTCGAAAGAATGCCGAGTTGAATCTTTGCGTAAATCCCACAAATCAAAGTATGCTAAAGAGATTGAACGTATCAAAAAGGAGACATAAATCATGACAGAAGAGTTAACTAAAAAATGCACGAAATGTAGGAGAGAATTGCCACTGAGTGAGTACACTAAAAATAAATCACGTAGTGACGGGTTACAGGCTTGGTGCAAATCGTGTAGGAGTGAACTTAATAAAACTAGGGTAAGACAGCCAGAACGCGAGAACATAAAGAAAAAAGAGATAGTCGTTAAAATCGAACCATCATACCCAAACGACCCCCTCAGGGTCACCCCAAAGCGGAAACAAACCATAACGGAAAGCGGCGTGTATATCTACAGTGACACGTGCGTCAACTGTGAGGCCTACAGCGCGTTTTATGGCGGTTGCCTGATAAGAGAGTCATCCGACAACCAAAGCGTCGTAAAACGCGCCAGTGAGCCTATGAGCGTATCCGCGGGTATGAAGTGTAAACTGTGGAGGTGGAGGGCGAAATGAATCATTACGATCCCGTGACCCTCTCACGGTTTGTTTTTGAGGATATCCTGATTTACGCTGAGCGGTATGCCATCGGGCGTATGACATATGCCCCGCATGATGTATGTAAGATCATCAATACCCGATTGCATGACCTGACAGATAATACTCTCAAGGTCATTAGAGATGACATTGAGCGGGAAACTGAACGGGGCAATCTTGGGAGTCCGTCAATAGACGCCCCCTTGTGGAGACAGACATACGCAAACATCACGGAGGAGATATCAAAAAGATCAATCAAATAATTCCACTTTTCACAACCACCTCTTAAATTATTTATTTATAATTAAAAATAATAAAAAACAACAAGGTATTATAAAATAAGGCGGGTTCATACTGGGCTCCTTTCGGTGATTGGGGTTTAGTATGGTCTCCAATTTTTTCCAAAAATATTAAATTATAACTTTTTACGACACTCGTCTCCGGGGGCTGGGCGGGGGTGGGTTTGACCACCCCTACCCACACAGTAATACACACTACTATTATTATATATAATAATATATATATATATAATATACTAGTAGTATAGTGGTAGATAGACAAAAGCGGCTCAATTTGAGCCCCGAATATTTTCTAACTCCTCATTATAAACAAATATTAAAATCTTATAATTTAATCCATTGGGATAGATAAGTATATATACTTTAGAAGCTAATATAGTAAGTAGAGGAAAGACAAAATGACAACAGTAATACTATTACATGGGTACTACGATGAAGAACACCTGAAAGAAGTTGTATCTGAAATGCAGACGATGGGAACTCCCGTAATAAG